AAACATAAAGAAATGAACGTTCGTTATTGGATTGCATTAGAAAAATCCTCAACCTTTGGAGTATAAGACATGTCGAAAGAAAATATGGAAGAACTGATGAAAGTTGCTAATCAAGTTTCTCGTTCTACAGTAGCAGTTGTTGATGCTGTTACACAACGTGGTGGGTTTAAGGGTGAAGAACTCTCTACCATTGGTACACTTCGTGATCAGGCGATTCAGGTGATCTCACTTGTTGAAACCATGCAACAAGAAGCAGCGATGGAAGATGATGACGAATAAACTTTACTTCCTTTAAGATTCGTTATATAATTATGTTTTGTTATGGAGTTTTTGAATGTCTAATGAATTTTTATGGGTTGAAAAGTATCGACCACGAAAAGTCGCTGATGCTATCCTACCAGATAACCTGAAGCAAACTTTCCAAAAAATAGTGGAAACTGGTGAACTGCCTAATATGTTGTTCACTGGTTCTGCTGGACTCGGTAAGACCACAGTGGCACGAGCAATATGCAATGAACTTGATCTGGACTATATTGTCATCAACGGTTCGGAAGAGGGCAATATCGATACTCTCCGTGGAAAGATCAAGCAATTTGCATCAACTGTCTCATTACAAGGTGGAGTCAAGGTTGTTATCCTTGATGAGGCAGATTATTTGAATCCGCAGTCAACACAACCTGCTCTTCGTGCCTTTATCGAAGAGTTCTCCAATAACTGCCGATTCATCCTTACCTGTAATTTCAAGAACCGCATCATTGAACCACTTCACTCTAGGTGTGGTGTCTATGAATTTAATGTCGGTGATAAAGCAACCTTATGCGGTGAGTTCATGACTCGTGCCCAACAGATATTACTTGATGAGGGTATCACGTGCCATAAACCGCAAATTCTTGCTGATCTGATTATGAAGCACTATCCTGACTGGAGACGTGTTCTTAATGAATTACAAAGATATGGTATCGCCAATGGTAGCATTGATGAACAAATACTGGTAAACGTATCTGATCAAAATTATGATGATCTTTTTACGCATTTGAAGAATAAAGATTTCAAATTGATGCGCAAATGGGTTGCAAATAATATAGATACAGATGCGAGTGCTATATTCCGATCTGTCTACGACCGCATGACTGATAAGATTGCACCGCATTCAATTCCACAACTCGTTTTGATTCTTGCTGACTATCAGTATAAGAATGCGTTTGTTGCGGATCATGAATTAAATGTGGTTGCTTGTATGACGGAGGTAATGGCGAATGTCGAATTCAATTAAACTGTACACCCAAAATGATTGTCCATATTGCACACTGATGCAAAAGAAGTTAGATTCTTGGGGTATGAATTATGAAGTTGTAAACATCAGTTATGATAGGGATGCGAAATTATTTTTAAAAGAAAATAACCATAGAACTGTTCCTCAGTTATATTATAATGGTATTCATCTTAACAAAGTAGACACCAAAGAGTTCACTCAGCGAATGATGTTCATGGAAATGCAATTGCATTGTGATGGTCAAGACTGGGGAGTAGAAAGTTTTGCGTAGAGCATGGACTTTATGGGCAAGACATCTAGGTCAGAAGGTTGGTGACACTGATACCGATGCAAATATAGTTGCTGTTATCAGAACCTTTTGGTGGGTGTTACATGTTGTTGCTTGCTTTATGATTATTATACACAATGGTGCTAAACTTGGATGGTGGTTATGAATCCCTTTGAATATGTGAATGCTATTAATATGACAAAGCAAGATATCATGGTTGATGATCTTGCTGAAAAGTCATACAACTCTTATATGGTCAATCGTTCCTTGTCTTACTTCAATGACACGGTACTGATGGCAAATGAAATGAATATCAACCACCACCTAGATAACCGTATGAAATTCGACTTTCTTATAAATATGGTAAGAAAAAAGAAACGGTTTTCGAAATGGATCAAACCTGAAACCGTCAGTGACGTGGAAGTTGTTAAGGAATATTATGGTTATAGCAACGAAAAAGCAAAACATGCCTTATCCCTTCTCACATCAGATCAGATTAATGAATTGAAGAAGAAGGTTTTTAAAGGTGGAAGAAAATAAAATCATAGAATGGACACCAGATTCCATGCTAGAGATAACTCTTAATGAACCAGATGATTTCCTAAAGGTTCGTGAGACTTTAACTCGCATCGGTGTCGCATCCCGCAAAGATAAAAAATTATTTCAGTCTTGTCATATTTTACATAAACAGGGCAGGTATTTTATTGTGCACTTCAAGGAACTATTCCTATTGGATGGTAAGAAATCAAACCTTGAAGAAAACGATATTGCTCGTAGAAATACAATTGCTCAACTGATGAGTGATTGGGGACTGATTACACTAGAAAGTTCTAGAATTGATTTATATGCACCAATGCGTCAAATCAAAATTATTCCTTTTAAAGAAAAGAATGATTGGGAACTTTGTCCGAAATATAATATCGGAAGTAAATGATGTACAGAGTGACAGGATATTTTAGCAACGCAAAGGTTGTACAAACGTTCTATAACGTATATGATGCTATAGAATTTAAAGACATCGTTGATGCAAATTATCCTGTGAAAGTAACTTTTGAAAAAGGAGTGTATCCGATGAGAACATTTGTAGTAAATTCGTGGAATAATGTTATGAACCACGAACTAAACCCATTAAGACACATCCCAGATCTACAAACTAGGCACGTCGTCATGCAGTTCTTAGCATGGATGTGGTGTATTATTTTTAGTATGAGTATTGGATCAATTACTGTTTTTGGTGTCAGCGCAGTTGCTCATGCCTTATTGATTGCAGGTATTGTCGTGACTGTTGCAACTTTCGAAACTGCTAAACGCAAACCACAATACTTTGGTGGTCTTGGTCGTGGAGTAGGGGGAGAACACGAATAATGGCAGAAGAAAAAAATAAGTCTGTTGAAGTAAACAATGGACCAAACGAATTCGAATTAATTCTAAGATTTTTCGGTAACGAAATTCTTGCAATTAAACTCGGAGCATCAAACTTCAATGGCAAACTAATTGCTTGGAGTATTATCTTGATGCTCTTTACTTTCATGTTAATGGAAGTTTTTGGTTTTAGTGCTATGCTCGGTATAGAGTCAGGTGACTACGAGTAAAAACTAAAACTCTATATATAGTAATAGAGATGCCGAATAGTCGGGTCTCATTTTAACCTTGCAAGTCATTGGAGGTACATATGACTGGATTAGTTTACCCACGCAGTGGGTTCATCGGTTTCGACCACATCTTCGATCAATTGGAAAATATCCATAAGCATGCGAAGGATACCTATCCCCCACATAACGTAGTAAAAGACAATGATTTTAGATTTTGTCTAGAACTCGCAGTGGCAGGATTCAAAGAAGATCATATTGATATTGAAGTTAAAGACCATGTGTTAACGATCAAAGGCGATCGTCCACAGCGTCGGCAACCAGATAAGTATGTTCACAAAGGTATCAGTGCGAGAAATTGGAAAAAGTCATTTAGACTGTCTGAATATACAGAAGTAATCGGAGCAGATCTACAGGACGGAATCTTGACTGTCGAATTGGAAGTCGTCCTTCCTAAAGAGAAGCAGCCTCGTAAAATCTTAATTGGTCAAAACGAGGAAAACGGAAATGACAACAATAGCAATAAACGTGGGTTCTTTAGTAACCCAAGCAATCGCTGATTTCTTTTCAGGAATCGGTAAAGCACTAATCATGGCACGTGGTGCACATGCTAGCTATGAAGTTGCTCAGCATCTTCGGCATGAGTATCCTAAAATGTCACAAGCAGATATCGCACATATGCTGAACGATCGTTTACGCAAGGAGGTGTATGGTGATTAAGTTTTTAAAGACATTTTGGAAAAAAGCATCAATGACCCCAGAAGAAAAATATCTTTCTCAATCTGTAGACCATGTCGATCTTGAGGCACGTCTAAAGAATTTGCAAAGAAAGGGTATCTGGGTATGAAGATAGCAACAGTGTTTCTTTCTTTATTCTTAATCATATTCGCTCATGCTTCGGCATTTGGTATGAATATTGATATGTTGAATAAGAGAGATGATGGTGCAAAAATGGTGTATTCAGAAGACGTTGTACACATTGAAGTAGGCGAAACAGTAACATGGTTGCCTACTGATAAGGGTCATAACGTTGAATTCATTGCTGCCCCAGAAGGTTTTGGTATCCCAAAGAAATCAAAACTTGGTAAAGAATACTCAATGACGTTTGAAATTCCTGGCATTTATCTTTATCAGTGTACACCGCATAAAGGCATGGGCATGATCGCTCTTGTCGTTGTCGGTCACGACACTTCAAATAAAGATGCAATTGCTAAGGCAAAGGTCGTTGGTAAATCCAAGAAGAAACTCAAAGCACTTCTAGGAGATCTTTAAATGTGGGCATACACTTACGAAGAAGCAAAGTGGTTAATGGATAGACCAAAAAATAAAAACTAAATAGGTGGGAGCAGGTGACTGCTCCCATTAACTTTATAGGAGGGTAATATGATGAGTGAAGAACGTACATGTTTTGGGTGTGGACATCGTTGTCATTGTTATCAACCAGAATGTGAAGAATCTGTAGGGGTTGGTATGTCAGACAAATACCAACCTTGCGGTTGCAAAAAATGCGACTGTAAAAAACAACTGCCTTCAACTTTTACGAAGAGGAACT